GCTAAACGGCGACTTGGATGTCGCGGGCATCCTCCCGGCGGTCGCCGTTGCTATTGAGGTTCTATGCCCGAGTCTGTAAATGCCCTAGAGCAATATTACCGTGACCTCGGGCCAGCGACCGCTAACCCTAATTTTCTGGCACAAGGTCGCAGGGCAAACGTGGCGCAGCGGTCAATGCCAGGACCAACAATGCAGGCAGCCAACACCCAGCTCGCAAAAGAATTTAGCAGCATGGGGGATCGTGGCGCAATACCGGATCTCATCAACCGCGGATTAATTGCCAACACCGCAGGTCTGCCGGTTGATCTCTTGAATACTGTTTTGCAATCCCTTGGACTGGGTGCAGAACAACCCGTTGGCGGTTCGGATTCAATTCGTCGGGCGCTGGAATATTACGGGTTATCGTCAGACACCCAACGACCGATGCTTGAGACTCTTGCCGGACTGACCCCGCCAAAGGCTGTTATGGGAGCAGCTCGGGCAGCAGGACAAGGAGCAGAAGCTGTAGGCAGGGCGGCGGCTCCGGTGGCTGGGCAGGCAATTGAGAATTACATGGTGCAATCGGGTTCTGTATTGCCGGTGGTTAAAATGGGCGGCGGTAATTGGGTGAACAATTCTGTTGAAAAATCATTAGAAAACATAAAAGGTAATCTTATGGATTACCCTCGACCATTTTATGGTGCTCCGGATCATCCTGCAAATATTGCAACTATTGCAACTAATAATTGGGTTGATAAACAACTTACAAATTATGTAAAAAATCAAATGGGTACGGCTGGTGATCCAATAACAGCGTTAGCAGAAAAAGGAATCTTGCATTTTGAGCCAGGCGCCACTAGTAGAACTCAATTGCCAAAAGAACTGTCGGCAAAAGTATCTCGCAGAATGTTAGATATGCCGGAAGAAAACACAGCTGTATCAAACCTTGCTAAAACATGGGAAAACTATTCTGATTCCGCAATTACTGGCGCTCCATATAGACTTCAATTGCCAATGGTAACGAAAGAAACTGCAAATCAAGAATTAAGTTTGTTGGGCGGAGATTTTGCGGTAAAAAATCCTAATGCGTTTGCATATGCAATGAATCGTGGGGCCGATACACAAGGTCTTGGCTTCAATAAATTATATGAAGAAATAAGAAATGCAACTTATTCCGGAGCTTCCCCGGCCAATAATTTACTTCCTAAAAATTTACAAATAAAACCAGAGTCACTTGAAAGGCTGTCTGTTCCGCAAGCGGTAGAGCGGGTAGCAAAAATAAATAAATGGAAAGCGTCCGAACAAATCAAGGCTGATTTAAACCATTCTAAAAACGAAGCAACAATAATTGTAAAAGAATACCCAAATGAAGGTATGAATTTAGTTAGATTAAAACTTCCATCTGCTGAAATTCAACCTAACAGAGACATAGCAAACAAAAGTTTAAAAGATGCCTTAAATTACGAAGGCAGAAAAATGAATCATTGCATTGGTTCGTATTGCCAAAAAGTAGCAATGCAAGACGGAACAGAGATTTATTCCTTAAGAGACAAAAAGGGAATTCCTCATGTAACAATTGAAGTTGAATCTTTTAAAATTCCTTACAAACCAGGTGAAGCGCAAAAATTAGCAGATGCACAAGGTTTAACTGGCGATGATTGGAATCGTTATGTTAACTCAAAAATAGCAGAAGGAAAAGAAACGGCAAATAGTGCAATTAAATCAATACAAGGAAATTCAAATCAAAAACCAGCGGAAAAATATTGGCCAGCAATACAAGATTTTATAAATTCCAGAAATTGGATGAGCGCAAGAGATTCTTATAAAGTAGGTTTAATCAACAAAAGTGATTTAGTTGATGAATTCACAACTGACCAATTACAAAAAATGGGTAAAGGTGAATTTATTTCAAATAAAGATCTTAAATTGTTTAGAGCTAACAATCCTGGCGCTGCCAACCACGACGGTTGGGCAGATAAAACGCCACGAACATTTTAGGAAAAAATATAATGACCGCAGCCTGGACCCGCAAAGAAGGCAAAAACCCTGCCGGTGGCTTGAACGCCAAAGGCCGCGCCTCCTACAAGGCCGAGACTGGTGGAACCCTAAAGGCTCCGGTCAAGTCTGGCGACAATCCCCGCCGCGCCAGTTTTCTGGCTAGAATGGGCAACATGCCGGGTCCAATGGCAAAACCCAATGGGGAACCGACACGGCTGGCGCTGTCTCTGAAGGCGTGGGGAGCCAGTTCTAAGGTTGATGCTAAGTCAAAAGCCGCGGCGATCTCAAAGCGGAATAAAAGATGAAGATTGAACAGGTAAAGCTCGATGCGCTGATTCCGTATGCTCGGAACAGCAGAACTCACTCCGATGCTCAAGTGGCTCAAATAGCTGCTTCCATAAAAGAATTTGGCTTTACCAACCCCGTTCTGATCGACGAGACGGGCAGCATTATTGCAGGCCATGGACGGGTGATGGCAGCGCGGAAGCTGGCGATTGCTGACGTTCCCAGTATTCGGCTCACCCATTTGACCGAGGCGCAGAAGAAAGCCTATGTTATCGCAGACAACAAGCTGGCCCTGAATGCGGGTTGGGATGACGAGATGCTGGCGGTGGAGCTCACCGACCTGAAGGACATGGGCTTCGATCTAGACCTGACCGGCTTTAGCACCGACGAGATTGAGGATTTGCTGGCACCAGTGGGAACGGAGGGGCTGACAGACGAGGACGCTGTGCCGGAGGTGCCTGAAGCCCCTGTGACCGTCCTGGGGGACGTTTGGCTGTTGGGCAAGCATCGGGTGATGTGCGGGGATTCGACCAGCATTGATGCGGTTGAGAAGCTGATGGCGGGGGAGGGGGCTGACATGCTGCTGACCGACCCACCTTACAATGTGGCTTATGAAGGCGCAACAAAGCAGAAATTAACCATTCAAAACGACAGCATGGGCGATGGCGAGTTTTGGCAGTTTTTGCGTGACGCGTTTGTAACCGCTGAAACTGCTATGAAAAATGGAGCTGTTTTTTATATTTGGCACTCTGATTCGGAAGGATATAACTTTCGAGGCGCTTGCCAAGACGCCGGTTTTAAGGTTCGCCAGTGCTTGATATGGAAGAAATCGTCGCTTGTTATGGGAAGGCAAGATTATCATTGGAAGCACGAGCCATGTCTTTACGGATGGAAAGAAGGAGCTGGACACCTTTGGGCAGCAGATCGCAAGCAAACAACTATCCTTGAGTTTGATAAGCCATCTCGCAACGGCGAGCATCCAACAATGAAGCCCGTAGGGTTGTTTGAATACCAGATGCTTAACAACACAAAGGGCGGGGATATTGTGCTCGACCTGTTTGGTGGATCTGGAACCACAATCATTGCCGCAGAAAAGAACGGGCGGTATGGTTACCTGATGGAACTCGACCCCAAATACTGCGATGTAATCGTCCAACGCTGGCAGGAATTCACAGGACAGACAGCAACGCTGGAATCAAATGGTAAGCCGTTCATTTCGTTGAAGAAAGCCGCGTGATTCCGCGTTCTTAAAAAGAATGTCATTTATTAAACCTCACAGACCAACCGATAAAACAAGGCAACAGGCGCAGAGTGCTTCAGGTCTCGGCTTGCCTCAAGACCAAATTGCTGCGTTGATTGGAATAGCGCCTGACACGCTGAGAAAGCATTACGAATTAGAGCTTGGACTGGGCAAAGCTCAAGCCTCGGCTGCGGTGGCGAAAACCTTGTTCAACAAGGCGACGATTGGCCAGGACACCACCGCGATGATCTGGTGGACTAAATCCCAAATGAAGTGGTCAGAAACCGTCCGGCAGGAGTTGACCGGCAAGGACGGTGGCGGGATCGTGGTTCACATCAACAACCAGGACACCGACCTTGTTTAGCGCCACCGCAGCCCAAAGCAGAGCTACTGGGCTGATGACCGGCGATGCCAAGCACGTCATGCTGGTCGGCGGATCAAGGTCGGGCAAGACGTTTGTGGCTCTCCGAGCACTGATCATCCGGGCGACTCTGGCGCCGAAGTCTCGGCACGTTGTCCTGCGGTTTCGATTCAATCATGTGAAGTCGTCGGTTATTCTGGACACCTTTCCAAAGGTCATGAGCCTGTGCTTTCCGCAGCTCACTTACGTGATCGACAAGACTGACTGGTATGCAACCCTGCCGAACGGCTCCCAAATCTGGTTTGGTGGGCTGGACGACAAGGACCGCACTGAGAAAATTCTAGGGCAGGAATACGCCACGATATTCTTTAACGAATGCAGCCAGATACCCCTCTCGGCTCGCAACATGGCGGTCACACGACTCGCACAGAACTGCGTGGCTACGGTAGGTGGTCAACAGCGGCAGATGCGTCTGAAAGCGTTTTACGACTGCAACCCTCCGAGCATGGCGCACTGGACGTATAAAATGTTTGTCAAAAAGATTGAGCCAGAATCCGGCAAAGCATTGGCCGACTTGCTCAACTTCAGCATGATGACCATTAACCCGCGGGATAATCTGGAGAACCTGCCACCTGATTACATCAAGGAGTTGGAGAACCTGCCAGCCAGGATGCGGCAACGGTTCCTTGAGGGCAAGTTCGCAGACGTGGCCGCAGGTGCGCTTTGGAACATTGAGATGATCGACACCTACCGCGAAACGACCAATCTGCCCGACATGCTGCGCGTGGTCGTGTCTGTTGATCCTTCCGGCAGCGGCGACACCGACAATGCGGGGAACGACGAGATCGGGATTGTGGTGGCTGGCCTAGGCATTGACGGCCGAGCTTATGTTCTTGAAGATTGCACCATGAAGGCTGGACCGAGCGTTTGGGCCAATGTTGTGGCAACTGCTTACGATCGCCACGCCGCGGATCTGGTGGTGGCCGAAAAGAATTATGGTGGTGAAATGGTCCGGCATGTGATAAAAAGTGCTAATCCACACCTAAAATGCGAGTTAATCAACGCATCGAGAGGCAAAGCGGTGAGAGCAGAACCCGTTTCCGCACTGACAGAACAGGGCAAGATCCGGTTTGGCGGCACGTTCCCAGAGCTGGAGGACGAGCTGTGCTCGATGACGACTAACGGTTACATGGGCGAACGCTCACCCAACCGCGCAGATGCTTTTGTCTGGGCAATGACCAAGCTATTCCCTGGCATCATCAAGACCGATGCCAAAGCGCAACGCAAGCACGTTATGCCGACTCAGAACATTAACCGCGGTGCAACCAGTTGGATGGGAGCGTAATGAAAACCGGACTGTATGCCAACATTAATGCTAAGCGCGACAGAATAGCCGCGGGCAGCAAAGAGAAAATGCGTAAGCCTGGTGCTGCTGGCGCACCGACTGCCAAGGCGTTCAAGCAGTCGGCCAAAACCGCGAAGAAGGGTAAATAATGCCACTCGTTAAGTCAAAATTGCCAACCGCCTTCCGCAAGAACATCAAGGCCGAGGTTGCTGCTGGCAAGCGGGTCAAGCAGGCTGTAGCCATCGCCTATTCGGTCAAGCGCGCTGCGGCGGGTAAGAAGAAAGGCAAGTAATGCCGGATTGGGATAAAGCGGTTTACGGTGTTGGCGTTCGGGATGTGTATCCCGGCGAGGATAAGTATTTTAAAGACAACCCAAGCGTTACGGGAATGGCTGCGGAGGACAACAAGATTATCCTTAACCCGTATAGCAAGCTGTCCGAAAAAGAAAAGCGGTCGGTAATGATGAACGAAGCGGCGCGAGTGCATATGCGGCAGGGAATGATGGAAGCCCCGCGCTATGATTTGTCACCAGAACAAACAAAAGCCTTTGCAAACTACAGCAAAAGTATAGAAGATCAACGGCAAACGATAGCCGCACGAATATTATCTGGCGATCCCTCGGCGTTGCAACCTACGCCAGACCAGCTAGAATATGTGGGCAAATTGCGTCAATTTATGGGCGTTAAATAGTGGCCTATCAAGACACGGGAATTAACGAAGCTGGCGCGGTGGCGTCGGGCGGCGCCAAGCCCGACCGCGACAACGGCGACATGCTGGCAACAATGCGTACGCGCCTGACGATGGCGATCAGTGCGTATTCGGATTCCCGTGAGGATGAGCTAGACGACCTGCGCTTTCGCGCCGCCTCGCCCGACAACCAATGGCAGTGGCCCGCCGACGTGCTGGCGACTCGCGGTTCGGTGCAAGGCCAGACGATCAACGCCAGACCTTGCCTGACCATCAACAAGCTGCCGCAGCACGTCCTGCAAGTCACGAACGACCAGCGGCAGAACCGGCCCTCGGGCAAAGTTATCCCCGCCGACGACAAGGCTGACGTGGAAGTGGCCGAGATATTTAACGGCATCGTGCGGCATATCGAGTATATCTCGGACGCCGACGTGGCCTACGACACCGCCTGCGACAACCAGGTCACCTTTGGTGAGGGTTACTTCCGCATCCTGACCGAATACTGCGACGACAACAGCTTTGAGCAGGATCTGCGGATCGGGCGTATTCGGGATTCATTCAGCGTCTACATGGACCCCACAATCCAAGATCCTTGCGGTTCAGATGCTGAATGGTGCTTCATCAATCAGGAAATCACCAAAGACGAATATGAGCGTGAGTTTCCCGATGCCGCAACGCTGTCGAGCTTGGCTTACGGCGTAGGCGACGGGCAACTAAACGCGTGGATCAACCAAGACACGGTGCGGATTGCCGAGTATTTCTACATCAAGCACGAAGCCAAGAAGCTCAACCAATACCCCGGCGGGATGACCGCTATGGCGGGATCACCGAAAGCAAAGCAAATTGAAATGATGGGTTTGGCTGCAACAAAAACCCGTGATGTAGACGTTCGGACGGTCAAATGGTGCAAGACCAACGGTTTCGAAGTGCTGGAAGAACGCGATTGGGCGGGTAAATACATCCCCGTTATCCGCGTCATTGGCAACGAATTTGAAATTGATGGCCGCATGTACGTCAGCGGATTGGTGCGGAACGCCAAAGACGCCCAGCGCATGTATAACTACTGGGTGAGCCAAGAGGCCGAAATGCTGGCGCTGGCCCCCAAGGCACCGTTTATCGGCTACGGCGGTCAGTTTGAGGGTTACGAGCAGCAGTGGAAAACGGCCAACATCAACAACTGGCCGTATTTGGAAGTCAATCCAGACGTGACCGATGGCAATGGTGGCGTTCTTCCGTTGCCACAACGCGCACCTCCGCCGCTGGCGCAGAATGGTCTGTTGCAGGCTAAAATGGGTGCCGCGGATGACATTAAAGGCACCACAGGCCAATACGATGCCAGCCTCGGATCTCAGAGTAACGAAGTCTCTGGCCGCGCTATCCTAGCTCGTGAAAAGCAGGGCGACACCGGCACTTATCACTTTATCGACAACCTTGCCCGCGCCATTCGCTACGCGACGCGGCAACTGGTCGATCTAATTCCAAAAATTTACGACACACAGCGCATTGCGCGGATTATTGGGATTGATGGCGAAACTGACCAGGCGATGATTGATCCGAATCAGCCAGAGCCAGTGCGTAAGATTGTGGACCAGCAGACCGGCGCGACCATCAAGAAGATCTACAACCCCAATGTCGGGAAATACGACGTTGCGGTCACCACTGGTCCAAGCTACATGACCAAGCGGCAGGAATCTTTGGATGCCATGTCTCGCCTCCTGCAAGGCAATCCAAACCTGTGGGCCGTGGCTGGGGATCTGTTTATCAAGAACATGGACTGGCCTGGTGCTCAAGAGATGAGCAAACGCTTTGCCAAGACCATTGATCCGAAACTGATGGATGACTCAGACGCCTCGCCAGAACTTGCCCAAGCACAACAGCAGATGCAGGCAATGAGTCAAGAAATGCAGCAGATGCACCAGATGCTGCAAAACGTCAGCCAGTCGATGGAAGCGCAGACGCTGAAGGTCAAAGAGTTTGAGGCAGATGTAAAAGCCTACGATGCGGAAACCAAACGCATTAGCGCGGTGCAGGCCGGAATGTCCCCTGAGCAGATTCAAGACATTGTGATGGGAACCGTCCACGGCATGATTACTTCTGGCGATCTGATTAACGAGATGCCAGGGCGCGATGTTGATATGCCCGGTATGCCAGAGATGCCGCAGGAAGGCATGGAACAGATGATGCCGCCGCAAGGTATGCCGCCTCAAATGCCCCCGCAGGGGATGCCACCGATGGGAGTTCCGCAATGAAATGCGCTGATTTCGTAGGGATGCTGTTCTTGGCTCGGGATGTGGCGCACAGCGTTCACTTGAATACCCGCAGCTACTCCAAGCATGTAGCCTTGAACATCTTTTATGATCGTATTGTGGGCGCGGCAGACGATTTTACGGAAGCCTACCAAGGGCGGCATGGTCTGATCGGCCCGATCTCGCTCATGTCGGCCAAGAAAACGGCCAACATCATTGAGTTTCTGGAAGATCAATTGAAAGAAATTGAAAACGCAAGGTATGATATTGTGGATAAGTCTGACACTTCGTTGCAGCAGCTCATCGACAACATTATTGAGATATACCTTCGCACGCTCTACAAACTTCGTTTTCTAGCTTGAGGTAAATTATGTCAGCCAACTATAAAAGTATCAGCGCCACCAATCAAGTCAAGGTCGGTCTTACGGTCTTGAAAGGCATCTTTGTCAGCGCCGCAAGCGCAACGCCGACCATTACCGTCTTTGATTCTGCCACGGCAGCTAACACTGACCCGACGATATTGGCCGTGTTTACTCCCGCAGCGGCAGGTATTTATACGTTCACCGCGAACGGCATCACGGCAAGCAAAGGACTTTACGTTGTCATATCGGGAACGGTAGTGGCAACCATTATTTACGAATAACCGTACTGGCGCGGTACGCCAGGGATTCTGAGGAATCAAGCCATGTCTGACGAAGTAATAGCGGAACAACCCGCGCCGGAACAGGACGCAACGGCTGCGCCTGAACCGATAGCAAATGCGCCGGAAGCAGCAGAAGCATCCGAAGGCGAGCAGAAAGAAACTCCGAAGGTATTTACCCAAGAGGATTTGGACGCGGCCATCGGCAAGAGGCTTGCACGAGAACAAAGAAAGTGGGAGCGCGAAGCAAGGCAGGCCGAAGCACCAAAGCCCGTCCCTGTAGAGCATGTAAAGCCGGAACAATATACGACGACCGAGGAATACGTTGATGCGTTAACGACTTCCAAAGCCGCCCAAATTGTCCAGCAGCAACAGTTTGCGAAACAGCAACAGGAATTGTTGGGGAACTATCACGACAAGGAAGAAGATGCGCGGAGTAAATACGAGGACTTCGAACAAGTCGCGTACAACCCCAAGCTACCGATCACCGATGTGATGGCTCAAACAATTCAAGCCTCGGATAACGGCCCCGATATTGCATACTATCTCGGCACAAACCCCAAGGAAGCTGACCGCATAGCCCAACTTCAACCGTTCTTGCAGGCAAAAGAAATAGGAAAATTGGAAGCGAAAATTGCTTCTGAACCCGTTACAAAACGCACATCCAGCGCACCTGCGCCGATTTCACCTGTCACAGCTCGCGGAGGTCAATCCAGCGGTTTTGATACCACTGATCCAAGGTCGATTAAAGCAATGACCACAACCCAGTGGATTGAAGCTGAGAGAGCCAGACAAGTGAAAAAGCAGGAAGCGAGGAACCGCTAATTACTTTTTAGGAGTTTTTTCATGGCTAACAGCCTACTGACCATTGATATGATAACGAGGAAGTGTCTCGAAATACTTGAGAACAACCTTGTCCTTTCACGTAACGTGAACAAAGAATACGACGACAGCTTTGCCGTCGAAGGTGCCAAGATCGGCTCGACCCTGCGGATTCGTCTGCCGGATCGCGCGCTGGTGACCGACGGCGCCGCCCTGCAAGTTCAGGACGACAACGAGCAATACACCACGCTGACCGTTTCCAGCCAGAAGCACATCGGCATTAACTTTACTTCTGCCGAGCTGACCATGCAGTTGGACGACTTCGCGGAACGTGTTTTGAAGCCGCGTATCAGCCAATTGGCGTCCAGTGTGGATGCTGACGTTGCCAACGCTTACAAGTCTATTTTCAACACCGTTGGCACCCCGGGCACCACGCCGGCCACCGCGCTGGTTCTGTTGCAAGCGCAACAGAAGCTGAACGAGTCGGCGGCTCCCATGTCGCCGCGATACGCCACCGTGAACCCTGCCGCTAACGCTGGCCTGGTCAACGGCATGACCGGTTTCTTTAACCCGACGGGCACAATTTCCCGCCAGTTCAAGACCGGCATGATGGGTGAGGGTGTTCTTGGCTTTGATGAGATGAATATGTCTCAGTCAATTGTCAACCACACCACGGGCAGTCGTGCGGGCACCATTCTGGTGAACGGTGCGGTTAGCACGCAAGGGCAATCCACCATCAGCATTGACGGTCTTACCGGTGCAACTGACACGGTAACTGCGGGTGATGTGTTTACCATTGCTGGCGTCTATGCGGTCAACCCGCAGACCCGTCTTAGCACTGGTAGCCTGCAACAGTTTGTCGTGACTGCGGCACAAACGGGTGCTGGTAATGCTTTGGCAAACATGGCTATCTCGCCGCCCATGTACACGGCCAGCAACGCGTTGGCAACCATTGATGCGTTCCCCGCTGACAACGCCGCGGTGACGTTCGTGGGAACCGCGTCTACCGTGTATCCGCAAAACTTGGTCTATCACAAGAACGCGATTACGCTGGCTACGGCTGACCTCTTGCTCCCGCAAGGTGTCGATATGGCTTCGCGTCAAGTGCATAACGGGATCTCGATGCGTATCGTGCGTCAGTACGATATTAACAACGACCGTATGCCTTGCCGTGTCGATGTGCTGTATGGTTTCAACACCATTCGCCCACCGATGGCTTGCCGTATCTGGGGTTGATAAAACTGCTTCCGCCTAGCGCGGGGGCATCTTAATTTTTAGGAGAAACAATCATGGCACTTCCTTCAGTTGGTGGCGGCTATCAGTTTACTGATGGCAATACGAATGAACTGGAAATCGATACCCAAGCAGCACCGCAAACGGCAACGTCCACGGCAACTTTGACTACCACGCAAGTTTTGAATGGCCTGTTGGTAGTAGATCCAACGACTACGGCTTCAAGTCTTACCATGCCTACGGCAACCGCAATCGACGCGGTAATGACCAACATGAAAACCAACAGCACGTTTCGGCTGACGGTTATTAATCTTGGCACCAGCACCGGCGTAGTTACGATGGTGGTTGGAACCGGCATTACTGCGGTAGGCAATCTGGTTGTGGCTATCACCGGCAGTGCGGCTGGCGTTGGTGGTGCGGCTCAGTTCCTGTTCCGCAAAACCGGCACCGCTGCGTACACCGTTTATCGGGTAGCTTAAGTAACAACACCTCGCGGCGTAACAACCGCGAGGTGGTTTTTAAGGATTTGATATGGTCATCTACATGCGGCATCCCGTTCATGGTAACAAGGTCGCTATTGCAGAGGCCGAAGCTGAAGCGGATGAAAAGAACGGTTGGGAACGCTTTGAACTGGGCGACCCCGAAAATGAAGTCAACGAATTGGCTAAACCTCGCGGCAGACCGCGTAAGGAGCTTGCGGAATGACCACCACGGCTGGCGATCAGATCAATGGGGCGCTGCGGCTAATCGGTCAATTAGCCGAAGGTGAAACGCCATCGGCATCGACTTCGCAAGATTCTTTGACCGCAATGAACCAGATGCTTGATAGCTGGTCGTCTGAACGTCTGTCCGTGTTCTCAACGCAAGATCAAATATTTACTTGGCCTGCTTCTACCGCAACACGCACTCTGGGGCCAACGGGTGATTTTGTTGGCAACCGTCCGGTATTGGTGGACGATTCGACTTATTTCCGTGACCCGTCAAACAACATCAGCTTTGGCATCAAGCTGATAAACCAAGCGCAATACAACGGCATTGCGGTAAAAACCGTCACCAGCACTTACCCGCAGGTCTTGTTTGTAAACATGACCATGCCAAACATAGAAATGACGATCTATCCGGTGCCGACTAAAGCGTTGCAGTGGCATATTGTCAGCGTCACCGAGCTGGTCGAACCGGCTACGCTAGCAACCGTTTTGGTGGTGCCTCCGGGGTATATCCGAGCTTTCCGATTTAACTTGGCGTGCGAGATCGCCGCTGAGTTTGGCGTCGAGCCACCGCCCCAAGTGCAACGGCTTGCGATGACCAGCAAGCGCAACATCAAGCGCATCAACAACCCCGACGACGTAATGAGCCTGCCGTATAGCATCGTGGCGACTCGCCAGCGGTTTAATATCTACAGCGGGAATTATTGATTGAAAACGCCCATTCTTGGCGGCAGTTACGTTGCCAGATCGGTCAACGCTGCCGACAATCGCATGGTCAACCTGTTTCCCGAAGCGATACCGGAAGGTAGCGGGGGGAAAGAGGCAGGCTTCCTGCTGCGGTGTCCTGGCCTGCGTCTACTGGCTACCGTAGGCAGCGGCCCGATTCGCGGCCTGTGGGTGACCAATGGCGTAGCTTATGTGGTGTCGGGCAGTGAGTTCTACAGCCTTGACACCGATTGGGTGTCGACGTTAATCGGCACCGTGTCCGGCACAGGGCCGGTCAGCATGGCCGACAACGGCACGCAACTATTCATTGCATGTAACCCTGTCAGCTTCATCTACAACACGTCCACGGCGGTGTTTGGGCAGATTACCGACGTGGATTTCCCCGGTGCGGGATCTGTCGGATACCTTGATGGTTACTTCGTATTTAACGAACCGGACTCGCAAAAGTTTTGGGTGACCAGCCTGCTTGATGGAACGTCTATTGATCCGCTAGACTTTGCTAGCGCAGAAGGCTATCCCGACAACGTAATTGCGCTGATCGTAGACCACCGCGAGATATTCCTGTTCGGCAACACCAGCGTTGAAGTCTGGTATGACGCCGGAACGCCCGACTTCCCCCTGGCGCGGATTCAAGGCGCTTTTATGGAGGTGGGCTGCGAAGCTGCGTATTCTGTTGCCAAATTGGACAACAGCGTGTTCTGGCTAGGATCGGATGCCCGAGGTCGTGGGATTGTCTACAGGGCCAATGGATACACGCCAGCACGCATATCTACCAACGCCGTCGAATACGCTATCCAAAGCTACGGCAGCATTTCCGATGCCATTGGCTACACCTATCAGCAAGACGGCCACCCGTTTTACGTGCTGATATTCCCGTCAGCAGAGGCCACTTGGGTTTACGATGTATCCACGCAACTCTGGCACGAACGTGCAGGGTTTGAAAACGGCGAGTTTGTGCGCCACCGCAGCAATTGCCAGATGTCGTTTAATGACGAAATCGTGGTGGGCGACTACGAGGATGGGCGGGTATACGCTTTTGATTTGGACGTTTACGCCGATGACGACCAAATTCAAAAATGGTTGCGGTCGTGGCGGGCGCTGCCGACCGGCCAAAACAATCTCAAGCGCACCGCGCACCACAGCCTACAGCTTGACGCCGAAACGGGTGTTGGCCTGAACGACGGGCAGGGCAGCGACCCCCAGGTCATGCTGCGCTGGTCTGACGACGCGGGGCATACCTGGTCAAACGAACACTGGAACTCAATGGGCAAGCTCGGCACCTACGGCACCCGCACCATCCGGCGGCGGCTTGGCATGACCGCGAAAATCCCCGACAGGGTTTATGAGGTGTCCGGCACAGATCCGGTCAAGATCGCCATCATGGGCGCAGAGTTGTTTGTCACGCCAACGAGTAGCTAGTGGCAAACCTAAACATCACCAATATCCCCGCACCTCGGGTGCCGTTTATTGACGAGCGCACCGGCTTGATGGCGCGGGAATGGTATCGGTTTTTTCTCAACCTATTCGTTTTGACCGGCAGCGGCAACAACCCTATCACGCTGGAGGAACTGCAACTCGGGCCACCCAACCAACCCGACTTGGCCGAGCTGCTGATTCAAATCAATCAGAACATTGCCCCGCAATACGAAGATCAATCGGGCGACTTTTTAGCCACGCTCGACACCGCGCAACTCATGTCGATGATGGCGCGGTTTGAGACCGCTGACGCGGCGATCCAAGGGGCTTACCTCCAGCCACCGCAGCTACCGGTTGATGGCGTCTATGTGGTCGGCCCCGGTAGCTCGACTGACAACGCGGTTGCGCGGTTTGACGGCACGACCGGAAAACTAATCCAAAATTCTGTCACCACTATAGACAACACCGGCAACGCCTCTGGAATCCTGTCACAACAATTCTCTGACGGCACCGCGGTTACGCTGGCGGCGGGTAAGTTTTGGTATAACGGCACAGATGGAAGCTGGAATGCGGGCATGGGCGGCGGCAACATCACTCAACAGGTCGGCGAAGAAATCTTTGTCTACGGCAAAGCGTCTGCGGCTATTACCGATTCACCCCTGCAAATTATCTATCACACAGGCGTTGTAGGGGCCAGCGGGGTTATTAAATTTGCTCCTACGATTGCAGGCATTACCGACGTTAACGCAATTATTGGTGTAGCTACCGAATCCTTGGCGCTTAACGGTTTTGGGCGTGCTACCGTGTTTGGTGTGGTTCATGGAATCACAACCAACGGCACTGCTTTTGGCGAAGTGTGGGCTGACGATGATGTTATTTGGTACAACCCCGTAACCGGCAACCCCACTAAAGTTGAGCCTGTTGCACCCTACATTAAGGTGCAAGTTGGCCTTGTAATTAAAGCGGGTGCAGGCGGTTCTGGTTCTTTTCAAGTGAATATTGCACGAGGTTCAAAACTTGGCGGCACCGACTCTAACGTGCAGTTTGGCACCTTAGCCAACAATAATCTGATCGCATACGACAGCACCGCTGGCTACTGGAAGAACGTCACCGCCAGTTCAATAGGTCTTGGCACTGTGACCAGTGTCGCGCAGTCCTTTACCGGCGGCTTAATTTCGGTTGCAGGCTCGCCGATCACCACATCCGGCACGCTGGCCTTGACGGTTGCAGGCACCAGCGGCGGTATTCCTTACTTCTCTAGTGCATCAACCTGGGCAACCTCTGCTGCGCTCGCGGCCAGTGCGTTAGTTCTTGGCGGCGGCGCGGGGGCGGCACCGGCTACGACCGCAACCGGAACGGGCGTTGTTACCGCGCTCGGGGTCAATACCGGAACGGCGGGCGCGTTTGTGGTCAACGGCGGCGCTCTCGGCACACCGTCCAGCGGTACCGTCACCAACCTGACCGGCACCGCCAGCATTAACATCAATGGGACGGTTGGCGCTACAACGGCGGCTGCGGGTAAATTTACAACGCTAGGCGTAACGGCGCTTATTACCAGCACCCTTACTTCTGGCGAAGTAATGAAATTTGGTTCGCCATCTGCTGGCACCGGCATCATCTACATGGATATGTTCAACACCTCCGGTGGTCTGTATCTGGGGATAGAGGGTTCTGCTGGTGGTTCGTTGTGGACAAATATCCCCGCCTACGCAACAGGACTTGGAGGGCGATCGGGCGGCGGTGGCATCTCGTTTAGCGCCAATGCAGTAACTCAGCACATGCTGCTTACGACAACGGGGTTGGCTATTACCGGCACGTTGAGCGCAACCGGCGTTGTAACCTTTAGCAATTATGGCGTAGGTACCGCAACTTTCAATGGTTCTGGCGTCATTTCATCCGTGTCGGATGAAACGTGGAAAATCAAAGATGGCGCGCCAGCCAATCCCGATGCAATGCTCAAGCAGTTAGAGCCTGGCTATTGGTATTACAACGACGAGAAAAAAGACACCTTCGGCAAAGATCGACAGCTTGGTTTCTATGCTCAAAACGTCAACGCAGCTATTGGGCCAGAGGCAGCGCCAGAGCCAGAATTGTATATAAGCCAAGACGAAGATGGAAACGAAATTACGGTGAAAAAACCGTGGGGCTATTATGATCGGTCTGTGCTTGCAGTAACAGTCATGTCGCTGCAAAAGGCGCTGGCAACCATTGAGTCATTAACTGCACGAATTGCCGCATTAGAGGCAAAATAGTGTTTAACGAATAAGGAACATCATGGCCGTTAATCTTTCTCTTTTCGCCGGTGCAGGATGGCAGTTTTTTGATAATAATGGCGTTCCGCTGGCCGGTGGGCTGATCTACACCTATGCGGCGGGCACCACGACACCATTGGCAACTTATACGACCAGTGCGGGGAATATTGCCAACGCAAACCCAATCGTTCTTAATTCCGCAGGCCGATTGGCAGATGAAGTCTGGCTAACTACGGGAAGCAGCTATAAATTTATACTGCAAACTTCCCTTGCTACGCAAATTGGCAGTTACGATAACATCAGCGGGGCAAATGATTTTACTAGCATATACGCAGCACTTGCGGCCTCAAGCGGATCGAGTTTAATTGGTTTCATTACTTCTGGCGGCAGCGCGGCGGCAGAAACGGTGCAAACAAAACTGCGTCAAATTGTAACGCCGCAAGATTTTGGCGCGGTAAATAACGGCACAACGGTTGACAGAACTGCAATTAATGCAGCCATTGTTGCGTCTGACCGCGTTTATGCTCCTACTGAAACAGCGTATCTGGCAAGCAAAGTAAGTGACACTGGGGCTATTGCGCTCGGGGTCAAAACGCTACTTGATAGCGGTTACTACAAAGACACCGGCAATGTTGCAGAGTTTATAACGATACCGGCCAGCTCTACGCAGGTCACATTGCGTGACGTAAAGATCACCGCCGGAACGGGCATTGCCTTACATCAAAACCTGACGAACAGCGTTGACACTATTATCTACGGGCCGCGTGTTGACTCGGCTGGCTATTCAATCTTATCAAATGAAAACTCAGATGGTTCTGATGGCTTTGTAATTCTTGGCGGCGTTGCGGCATCGTCAACATCGGATGCGGTTAATTTCAACCATCCGGGCACCGCTGGCAGTCTTGCAACCAATTACAACTATTCCGCTATCGGGATGATGCTTTCGTCGGGCAATTTTGCCTACAGCATCAGCGGCACATTGGGGTGGGCGGCAATCGGCAACCATGTCCGAACATCAACGCTTGAGGCGTTTCACGTTGAACATTCGCAGCGGCGCGGCGTGATTGGCTTTAACACCGTGAAAGCGGCAGTCGCTAATGGTGTGCAACTCCTGCCGCCTTTAACCGCCGATCCTGCGGCTGATCCGGTTGTTGTGATGGGCAACTCAATCACCCATACCGGCGCGCCCAGTACTACCGTTGGCATTAACGTGGTGAATAACGCGCAAACGCCTGGTTACCTTATCAGCAACTCAATTGTCGGCAATGTCTTGCGCGATTTTGGTGTTGGCATTAGTCACGCGTTATCAACGCAGCTTGTCGATAATAACGTAGTGATTTTAAATTCTTCCGCTGGAACCGGATTGCAAGCGTCGAGAGAATCCTACATGGCCGGCACTAATGCCTTGCAAGAGTTTATTCCGGCCACACACGTTGCCGTTGAAATAGGTGCGGCGTCAACGGTTGGCAACGTAATCATCAACGGTCTGCGAGCTAACGGTTATGTTTTGCCTGCGGCGGTATTGCCAACAATTCTGACGCACTCAGACGCTCGCGGCACTGGCGGCAAATGTTATGGGTTCTTCTTTAAAATCTCAGGTTCTCATGCGGGTGGCGGTGCGGATAACATTAACTTGTTCCAGTGCGGCGCAAATACTCGTATGCGCGGCAATCTCAGTGTTTCGCTGGATAACAATGCAACCGGCTTGTTTTACTCTGCTGCGGTTCATTGGGATGGCACAACGCTGACGGTTGGCTCTACACTGGCAGAAAAACCACTTGAGCAATACGCAGGGTCGTTTAGCGCGGGAACATTTAACGCAAGTGCCGGGTTAATTCGATTTAACTTCAACAGCACACCTGCGTTAAGCGGCGTCACGTTTGTTGTAGATTTTAACGGCATATTCTTCCAAGTCTAAGGACAACCATGATAATCCAACTGCTCAAATCCAAAACCGTCTGGTTTGCCATCTTGATCGCGGTGCTGTCGGTCGTGCAGGGCTATGTCGCGCTGCTGCCGGTCACGCCGGTGCAGCAGATGCTGGTCGGCGTGGTCATCTCGGTGGCGGTGCTAGTCCTGCGGCTCATCACCACGCAACCTATCTCGGGGAAATAACATGACTGTAACCGTAAAAGTTCTTATTCCGGCCAAGACCGCAGAGGCCAGTCAGACCACGCAATACACGGCCACCAACGTCACCACGATCATTGACAAGTTCACGGCGACCAACTACAGCGCAACGGCGGCGACCTTGAGCGTGAATCTGGTCACGGCGGCAGACACGGCGGGCAATCAGAACTTGATTACCAAGACCAAGACGCTGGCGGCGTCTGAGGTATATACTTTCCCTGAGATTGTCGGCCAGGTGCTGATGGCAAGCGGATTTATCTCTACCATCGCGGGAACGGCAACCGCCATCAACATTCGCGCTTCAGGGCGGGAGGTTAGCTAAATGAGCTTCTGGACAGACATACGCGATACCGTTGAATCGGCGGCGGTTGTTGCCGGTAATTATTTCCTGCCGGGTTCTGGCTTGGTTACGTCTAATTTAGCTAGTTCAGGTTCACAAGACCAGTTGAACTCTGGCCTCGGCCGTGTTGCTATGCTTGGTAGCGGTGTGGCCGGTGGAGTCGGGGGAAACCTGTCAAATTACGGCAAGTTTTACGACGCTGCGGGTAATTTCCTCACAGGCACAGAATCTAGCGCACAACAATTCATCAACGCGGATATACAGCAGCTAATCGGTCAAGGCTATACGCCAGAACAAGCAGCTAACCTTGCAAACGCTAGCTTTTCTGCGGCTCCCGTTGGCGGCGCGTCTGCAACGATGCCCGGTGGCACAACCGACTGGACAAAATACCTTAGTAACCCGTCAGTGCTTGGGTCTGCCATCAGTGGCGGTGCAGGACTGCTTGGCGCGGGTCTACAAGCCAACGCCGCAAGGGAGGCAGCACAAGGTATTGCCGACGCAAACCTTAGCTCCAATCAGCTTATGGCGCGGATGAACGAGCAGAATAGGGCAAGGCAGGAACCGTTCTACCAAGCTGGTTTGCGTGCGCTTCCTGCTTACACGCAAGGCGTGATGCCTGGTGGCGATCTGGTCAGACCGTTTGCAATGTCTGATTATCAAGCCGATCCAGGCTACGGTTTTCGCATGTCCGAAGGAATGAAAGCCTTGGACCGCAGCGCCGCCAGCCGCGGCAACCTGTTATCTGGATCAACGCTAAAAGGTGCAGAACGGTTTGGGCAGGATATGGCAAGCCAAGAATACAATAATGCGTATAACCGCTACGTTGGAAATCAGGCCACGCAGCGCAACGCATTGGCCGGTTTAACGGGCTTTGCACCGACCGCATCGTCTGCCATGCAAGCCGGTGATACGGCTTACGGCAGCAACGCGGCAAACCTTGCCAGCAACACGGCCAACGCAATGGCTGGCGCTGGTGCTACTCGCGCATCCTCTTACGGTAACGCTTTAGCGGGTATTGGGCAAAACATCTACAACACGATGAATCCCAATCCCATAAACGCAATGATGGCCTCGTATATGCAATCGCAAATGGCTCCTAAAACTGGAGTAACTGGATAATGGAATCTTTTAATTTCGGTGCATTTGACCCGACCATTGGGGCGCGGATCGCGGCTATCCCGCAAGAGGCGCAGAAACAACAGACCGCCAACATGCTGCAAGCCATGCAGATGCAGGGGGCTATGAATCAGAATGAGTTAGCTAGATATTCTTTGGCATCGGCGCAGAGGTCTGACGCATCGCAAAACGCAGTCAATGCCGCGTTAAAAGGTTCTATTGTAGATGGAAAAATAAATTACGATTTATTGACATCTAATTTAGCTGGTGGCGCAGGGGCTTCTAAAATACCTGATTTTCTAAAAGCCAGAAGCGAAGAAGAAAAAAGAACTCAAGAGATAGAAAAAACAAAAGGCGACATAGCAAAACAAGCTAGAGAAGCGGTTGATTCAGAATTAACTTCATTTACTAAAAACGCATTTAAAGTTACTGACGTTCCCTCTCTTACAAATCATTTAAAAGCCTTTTATGAAAATCCATTGCTTGGGAAAATAGCTTCAAAATTTAAACCATTTGACCAAGCATTGAATGACGATATTAAACAGATAAGCACCCCAGAAGGATTGCGGCAATGGCAAGCTGAAAACGCAAACCTTACTGGAAAAGAATTAACTGATTTGTTGTTGAAAGTAACAACAACCACTGCCAATTTGGGAGACGTAAGCAGAGAAACACAAAGGGGTGGAATGGGTCAGACAATAGGCGTTCCAGTTGATACGCCTATGGGAGTATCACCAAACACAACTGCAACAATAAACGCTGCCAGAAAAAACCATTTAGAAAATCTAGCCCAGCAGGGATGGACATTTGACACTGAGCGCGGCATTGCTGTTAATGCAAGGCAAGGCATATCACGGCCAATTTCTACGTTAATGGCCCCAGTTGGCGGCGGCTTTTCTGCTGCGCCTGCTGTTGGCGGTGCGCCTGCCCCAAGCATTGCTGCTCCTGGTGGCGGTGTTCCTGGGCAGCGTCAAGCACCAGCGGGGCAACCCGTGGCAGGGCCAAATGTCTTGGGGCCAAAACCGGAAAAACCTATATGGAATTCTGAAGCGCAAGGGTTTATTTACCCACCGTCACAAGATAACCCGGCAGGTAAATTTGTACCCGTTCAAGGAATGGAAGGAAAATCACTTACCGAAGTGCAAGCAAAGTCTGCTTTGTTTGGTTCTGCTATGCAACAAGCCAATACCGTAATTACAGAAATTGAAAAAAAAGGAACATTCACATCTGCAATTGTTCCAGGGTTGCTAGAAGGAATAGTAAAGTTAGCTCCGCTTGGTGTAGGTGATGCCGCAGCAAATGCAATTGAATCAGCTTTTAGAACAGATCCAACTGGGTTAATCGGCCCCAATGAAAATCAACAAAGATTAGCTCAAGCACAATTAGGTTTTGCAATTGGTTATTTAAGATCTACATCTGGCGCAGCTTTTGGCGCACAAGAAGTTGCAAACACAATAAAAGAATATTTCCCGTTACAAGGAGAAAGCAAAATAGTTATTAAGCAAAAATCTGAATCAAGAGAGCGAGCAATTCAAGGAATGCGACTTGCCGCTGGAAAATCTGGTTCTGATTTTATAAATAAATATGTGCCAAAAGTAAATACAGAAACATCGCCATCAAATTTATCTGAGCCACCTCCTGGTGCAGTAAGGCCGCGGGGGGATAGGTAATGGCTACGAAACCCTACGAGGTGGACGTTGGTGGCGTAACGTATGACGTTGATGCCCCGGATGAAACAACCGCATGGCGCTGGGCTAACATAGAACACAACAAGCCGGAAAACAGAATACCGGGTGCAATTAAACAACCTACGCGGCCACAAACATCGTTTTTGCGCGGCGATCTAAGCAAGAGCGTATTGGGTAATATTGCTCAAGCGGGTTCTGATATTGGATCTCTAATGTCAGAGGTTCCAATTTCTTTGGCTACGGGTGTAGCCAGCGGAATAATTGCCCCCCTTACGTCATTTGCAACACGCGTATCTGGCGGCGATCAGTATCAGGCTGACAAAGCGTTTAAAGAAGCTCTGCAACGATACACATACCAGCCACGCAATGAAATGGCGCAGGAGGCGGTATCTGCTATTGGGGAGACGTTAGCGCCGCTTGTTGGGGTGCCTTACCTAACATTAAACGCATTGGGAAGGGCAGCGCCACCGGCCATTAATGCGCTAATCGCAAGAGCAACAACCGCGATCCCAGAGGTAGCCAATATGTTGCGGCGACCGGCTGCTGACCAGATGGTTGGAATGGGGGCTGCGTCAACTGAATTGCCTTTACAACGTCAAGCTATGGCTGAAGGGGCAAGAATACCTTTGAAACTGAGCAAAGGACAGCTAACGCGGAATTTAGAGCAACAGCAGTTTGAACATGAAACAGGCAAGACATATCCAAGTGCAGAAGGGAAGCCGTTATTGCTTCAACAGCAAAAAGTAAACGAAGATTTTTTGCGTAATTTTGACGCGTCAGCAGAAGCTATGGGCGGTGAGATTTTTGGGGAAACACAACTTGTTCCGATTGGCAAAGTTGTAGATGCGCCGTTAGTAAGGCGGTTTAAAGAAGCAAAAGCGGAAGTAAAAAAGAAATATGATGCTGCTGACGCTGCTGGTGAAACGCAAGAACAAGTTAGCATAAATCCGTTAATTAAATATATTGCTGATCACGAAACAGAAATAGCCACCAATAATGCGCCAGTTCTTGCTAATTTAAAAATGCAACTTTCAAAATTAGGTGCCGCAGATACTTTATCAATTTATGATTTGGAACAATTAAGAAAAAGCGCAAATAAAATATCATTTCCGGGTAGTGGCGTAAATGAAGTTTACATGGGCGAACTTCGACCATTGTTTGAAGGAATTACAGAGGGTAAAGGCGGTGATCTTTACAAAGCTGCTCGGGCAGAAAACACTAAATTTGCAAATGAATTTAAAGATCATGCAATAATTTCTAAGTTGTTGCGGAACAAACCAGGCACAAAAGACCGCGCTGTTGCTTTTGAGGATATTTACAAACACGTTGTTCATACGGGCAGTCTTGACGATTTACAACTTGTTAAAAACACTCTTTTGAAAGCCGGTGATGAAGGCGAATTTGCGTGGAATCAAATTCGCGCTCAAGCCGCTGATGAATTAAAACAACGGGCAATGTCCAACATCAGCAAAGATGCTGCTGGCAACCCAATACCTAACGCAAAAGCGTTGAGGACTGCAACAGCACAATTAGATCGTGATGGAAAGCTAGATTTATTGTTTGGCAAAGACGAAGCAAAACGAATTAGAGAGCTTGTGCAACTTGGCGGCGACATTTACTCGCCAGTGCCTGGAACGATTAGCCCAGGCACCGCCAGTGTGTTGATTAGATCGTTGGATGCCATAGCAAAAAATGCTGTGATTAGCAGGATTCCTGTCGTGCGCTCTGTTGCAAGTGGTGCCGCAGAGATGGCGGCAAAAAAGGCTAGGGAAAAAAGAGTGAGTGAAGCCGTTAATTACAATGCGTTGATTCCATAATGGCAACCTCTACCGAACTCGACGTTCGCCTGACCTCGCACGAAGCGGTGTGCGAGCTGCGCTACGACACCATCAACGCCAGGTTAAAACGCATTGAAATGATAGGCATTACTGCGGCGGGTGCCATTATTATGTTGCTGCTAAATTTAGTTATGAAAGGCTGACCATGAAAACGCTATTGCTGCTGGCCCTGCTATCCACCAACGCGCTCGCCGGTGGCGTCAATTTGATGATGTGCAATGGCGAGTTTGCTTTGTGTGCAGCCTCGGCCAGCGTGCCGACCGGCAAAACAATCAGAGTAGATGGAAAAGAGTTTCAAGAGGGCATGGCGGTTTGCCCGGTGTTGACCGGCAAATCCATTGCTAATGCGGATCTGATGAAGAACAACTGCAAGGCGCCGGCTGGCAAAGTCTGGTCACTGTTCTCGACCATCACCGAGTATCCCCAGGCGCCAAGCTGGGCGGTCGTCACGATGACGCCCAGGACGTTCGTCACCACGACCGCAGCCGGTGGCGGGATGAGCAATCAATGGTCATTCCTGTGCGATAAACAGGCTAAGAAGGTCAACGGTGTGCAGCTCGCCAATTGCTACGGGCCGATCAATGAAAGCCCGTGGAATAACGGCCATGTGCCGCCGGGCAGCTCGTCGTTCACGGCTGCACCCGTGGGTGCTGCAAATCCTGTCGGTGGTAATGTGCCGTGAACCCGTTACTGCTTTCCGGCCTGTTTGACCTCGGCAAAGGTCTGATTGACCGGGTGCTCCCCGATCCCGCGGCTAAAGCGGCGGCGCAGCTTGAACTGCTAAAAATGCAGCAAGCCGGTGATCTGGCGCAGCTCGCTGCCGACACCGATCTGGCAAAACTGCAAATCCAGACCAACCTCGCAGAGGCCGCAGGCAACTGGTTTACCGCTGGCTGGCGACCGTTCATTGGCTGGATCTGCGGCGTTTCGTTGTGTTACGTGGCGATCCTCGAGCCAGTGGCGCGGTTTGTTGCCCAGGTCTGGTTTGCCTACACTGGTGCTTTCCCGACGATTGACACGCAGCTCACGATGCAGGTGCTGCTCGGGATGCTCGGGCTGGGGGCAATGCGGTCGGCTGAAAAAATCAAAGGCGCGGAGAACAACCGATGAAAGAAAAGCTCACTTTTGTAGTAACAACAATGGTCAGTTTTACGCTCTGCATCGTCATTGTCGGGATGGTGTTTGCTTTGTGCTTTGGGTTGTTCGACAAAGAAGTGAACAACGAGGACATTTTTAAACTGTTAGCACCAGCGTTTCAGACCATTATCGGTGGGTTTATCGGACTGCTGGCGGGTATAAAATTCTCAAACTCAAGCGAGGGTAACGATGTTAAGTAATTGGCCTGCGTCACTGGCGCTGGTGTTGAAGTCCGAGGGAAATTTCGTAAATCATAGAAATGATCCCGGCGGCATGACTAACCTCGGCGTGACGCGCAATGTGTGGAAGGAATGGGTGAAGCATGAAGTTGACGAAGCCGAAATGCGCTCGCTGACGCCCGAGCTGGTGACGCCACTATACAAGGCGCGGTATTGGGATGCCTGCAAGTGCGACGATCTGCCCCGAGGCGTCGATTACGCGGTGTTTGATAGCGCCGTGAACATGGGCAGCGGCAGGGCCGCAAAGTTGCTACAGGCGGCGCTCGGCGTGACCGCAGATGGTGCTATCGGCAGGGCCACGATCGCTGCTGCGACCGCTGCCGATCCCGTCGAGCTGCTGGAGGCGTTTAGCCTGGGCAAAGAAGCGTTTTATCAAAGTCTGCCGACGTTTTCGACGTTCGGCAAAGGCTGGCTAAATCGTGTGGCGCACGTTCAAGATGCGGCAGAGGGGATGATTTCATAATCGTGAAACACCGCGCCCAATTCCGCGCTACCAACCTTACATGATTTAACCCACACGTTTTTTCCAATGCTTAAGTGCCGTAGATGACCTCTGCGATCGTGTA